TTTTTTGGTTTTATATTCTAGTATATTTTAAGAAGAGCTATCAAAGGGAGAGAGATTAGAAGCATAGTACACACTAAGATGTAAGGGAGAATGACTACTAACAATGATAACTCTTATTGAAATATACTCAAGTATAAGGGAAGATAATACTATAATGAATACTATACTACAAAGATAATATAATAATAACTACTCTTACATAAGACTCTTTCCTAACACGGATATAAGTATGGATAAATAACACGGATAGAGTAGTCTTCTCTAACTCGGATATAGGCATACTACATAGATACACACAAGTCTTTACATAACTTGGATAGAGAACTCTTACATGAGTAATAGTTATATATAATATTTTCTATCCTTTTGCTTCATATATAGCAGACCAGTAACTATTCCTTATAGTTATCAATAACTTATACTGTTTTTATACTGGTCTACATTGTTTTACCATTTATGTATGTTATCTAAGTAATTATTACCCTTTTTAGTACCTGTTACACCTACACCTTCCATAAATCTTTCTAGTTCTCTATCTAGTTGTTCTTCTTTGTACCTAGTTAAAGCTTCTTCATGGTCAACACCTACCTTGTCTACAATGTATGCTAGAGCTATTGCCAAGGAGTCTAATTTATCATCGTGTGTTAGACTACCTCTGTCTCTAGAGATATGTGTCATTTGGTGTATAAAAGAGTAAGGTAACATCTTATGGTCTGTTAATGCACTCTCTACATCTTTCTTAACTAAAGAGTAATCAATAACTAACTTGTGTTGGTTAAGTAGTGGTTCAAGTGTATCTATAATACGTAGTTCTTTTTGTTTACTATTTCTTACTTCTTCTACTGTACATGGGTATACACTTTTTAGTATAGGTTTTAGAAGTTCAGAGAACATCCCATCACCGAAGTTGCTTTCTACTACAATAAGTTTTACATCATGGTCTTTAGCAACTGTAGCTAATTTCACTAAGTTCTCTGGAGTATACCCTCCACGTAGTCCAGCTACTTCTGAGATGAATATTTTACCGTGTAGTTGTTTAATGATACTATAACCAGTTTCATCTGTACCTCTACCACTAGGGTCAATAGACATGATACTGAATTCATAAGGTGAGTACTCTTTATCCACGTAGGAGGCTCTGTAGAGGCTGTCACCTGTAAACCCTATGTTGGGTACTTCTTCAACTAGATATTGTCGTGAAGACCCATAGGTGAGGCTTATAGGAGCTTTCTTGTTATCTAAATCATGTACAATAAAGTCACTTGTCTTTAATGGGAACTTATCAGCATCAGCCAATGTAGTATCTAATTGGTATTGTAGTCTGAACCAACTTCTACCGATAGATGCTTCACGTTCTACTAAGTCTTCATGTGTGAAACGTAAGTCTGTACAATCATTTACTTCTACATCCCCTCTCTCTAAAGGGTCTGTTATATATCTTGCCAATGTACCTTTATAGATGTCTACATCTTCTGGGTATCTAGCAGGGTATACAATAGTACGATAACCTTTATCTCTCATTTTGTTATAGATAGATTCACCTGACTGTGGTGTACCTAACATAATGATTTGACTATTATCATCTGTTTGTAGGATAGCATCGTACTCTGCAACTGTTGCTAGTAGTTTTGCTCTCATCTGTTCTGTTGCTGAGTTCTGTAAACCCTCAACGTCATCAGAGATTAATAAGGAAGCACGATTACCCTGCAACTGGCTTGTAATACCTAAAGATTTAACACTAGGTTGTACTGTTACTTCACAACCACTAACATCAAAAGACTTAACACTATTACGCATATCTGAATCTGGGACTAGATGTTGTAGTAATGGTAAATCAAAGATAAGTCTTCTTACAAACTGTGCAATAGCTTCTGAGTGTGGTCCAGACTGTGATACGATAAGTACCTTTTCGTTAGGATTCCTTAATAGTCTCCAACATACATATGCACCTGTAATGTACGTCTTACCAATACCTCGGAATGCCTCTAACAGTGTTCTTTTTCCAGTAGAAGATAATTCCTTTGCAATATCTCTTTGCAGAGGTGTTGGTGCAGGTAGGTTTATGTTTTCCCACACATAATCTAGGAATGTAGGAAAATCATTAATTAGTTGTTTTAATTCTTGTTCTGTTAACATACTCTCTCCATCTGATAACCTTTTATTATAACACCCTCTCACAGCTCCATAGAAGCCCATACAGAAGACTTTATAATAAAAGGTATCCTATCCCATAGGTTAGGGATAGAAAACCTCGTGAATAGCCTCTCAGTTACTGAAAGACTTCACTATTCTCTTTTAGTTCTTGTACTAACGACATCATAGGTTTAGACTCTACTAAATCAGCAGTAATCTCATTGTCCTTTAAGAACTTATTGATTGCTGATAACTCACTAGGACTAATCTCACCACTTTGTACTCTAGATACATAGTAGTTAGCTACTAGGTCATGTAACATATTTAGTGTTTCAACATTAGCTTTAGACATTATTCTTCAAACTCCTTGTTTAACATACGTAAGCCATCACCTACAATAGGCAATGTATAGAACGGTAAGAAAGACTCTCTCATTAGTGCTTCACCGTAAGAAGTATTCCATGCCATACCTTCACCGTCTGCTAAGTCTACACCTGCATCACTAAGTCCTTCTACTAGACCAGATAGACGTTGTGCAGAAGGCCCTAACATGCCCCACAGAGAAGCGTCTGTACCTGTACGATAGGTTGAACCTAAAGGACTACCTGTAAACATTCTACTTGCCATATCAGTAAGAGTAGATGGTGCAGAAGAGAAAGAGTTCAACATGAACGCTCTAGTTGCAATATTTTTCCAACCTTCTTCATCGAATGTATACTTACGGTCATCCTCGTCCATAGCACCCATTGCAATCTTAGACTCTTCTTTAATAATACCTGTAATCGTAGCTAACCCTGTAGTTACTGCAACACCTGTTACAACCTTAGCATCTGCCTCTTTCATCCCATTCAACAATAGAGTTTCATAGGCTTGTATAGGATACGTCAAGAACTGTAGTAACAGTTTCATAGCAATGTTATTAGGGTCACCCATGAAAGGTGGTTGGTCAAGTTTATTAGATTTAATGATACTTAAATGAGAAGCATTGTGAATAGCTCTTAGTGCTTTGTTCTTTAAGTCAGAAGGTAAAGCATCAAGGTTAATTTCTTCGATAGTATTACCTTTACGAACAACTACTTGATTACTATAAGCTCTCATAGCAGTCATGTCCTCTAGTGTAACACCAAGTCTGTTCATAGCCTTTTCTGCTCTAGAACCTTTCTTAATTGTAGTAAAGAATAAGTCCTCTAAAGTACCATACCCAATAGACATACGGAAGCTTGCAGTAAGAGGGGATAAGAAAGTATATTTACCCATACCCTGTGCAACACCTTCTGCAAAGTTTACTGCCTTATTGTTTACTTTATCAACAGCACCATCCATATATCTTTGAACAGCATTACCATTAAGTACATCATAAGAACCAGTAATCAACTGCATCGTTCTAGCTTGCTTAGAGTTTAGAGGTTTTTCTTTCATTAAGTTAAAGATTTCTTTACCACCAAGACCTAATGCTCTCATAGCTGTACCAGCACCATGCTTTGTGAAGACAACACCAGTTTCACCAATAAGTGCTGCAAAAGCCATTGTCCCTCCTAATACAGAGTAGTTAGAAGATAACAAAAATCTAGAAGATAGTTGTCCAAAAGACTCTGCATTTCTAGCTCTGTTAGTGTCCCAAGACTCTTTGACAACTAAGTCAGCCATGTTAATCTCTTTCTTAACTTGTTTTTCAGTAAGACCTTCTTCAAGCATTTTTGTTTTAAGAGACTCTCTAGCTTTCTCCCATTGACCATTAGTAGAAAAACCATAAGTCTTAGCAGTAGCAACACGACCAGACATATCTCTAGAGTACTTAGACATCTGTGCAATAATATCTTGGTCTATGTATTTAGACATACCCACATCATTGAAGTAATCTAGGTTACGTTCTTTAAGGTTTTTAGCAGTAGGGAACGCAAACTCGTTATCTAAGATAAGGTCTTTATTGTTTATAGCATGATACATCTTATTAGCTTGTAGGTTAAGCTGGTTTTTAGATTCAGCGATAACATCCATCTTAGCAATCTGAGCTAGTCTCTGTTGTTTCTTCTTGATACTAGCAGAAGTTGGTTGTTTTACCTTAAGCTTTTTAATCTTATCTTCAAGGATACCTTTCTGCTTCAACTGTTTAGCTAATAAATTTTTGACTTGATTGTCAACCTTGTCATCCATCTGTTTAGCAGTATTAGTCAGCAATGTCTCTCTATCAGTTTTAAGTTTATCAAGCTTCGCCTTAACACCTTCCAACTGTACACGCATCTTAGAAATTTCTTTCTCTCTCTTAGCAACAGCTTTAGCGACTCCTTCACCTTTCCTGTCTTTTAGGAACTTCATATCTACAGAAGCAATGTCGATGCCTAGTTCATCGGCTACTTCTTTTTGGTAACCTTTAAACTCAGTCTCTACTCGTTTAAGATATGTAGAAGACAGTGCCTTAGCTTCACTGACAGTCATGCTTTTACGAATACCTCTACCGTTAGTATAGGTTGTTTTAGCATTTCCAGTACGACCTTTTAGTCTTTTCTGGTAATTTCTAATCCTTTTGAGTTCAAAATCTATTCTGTCAATACGTTTAGCAATCTTAGCTCTTAACTCTTTGCTAGTCCCTTTAACAATATCAGGCATCTTGTCAATGTCTTCCACTGCATTTCTAATTTCTACTTCTTTATCTTGAAGTTGAGTGTTTAGTTTACTTTCTTTATCAGACAGTTTACTTAACTCTTTAGCTTCTTTAACAGAAAGTTGTTCTAGTTCAGGTTTAATAAGCTCTTTAGCTTCTGCTCTAACAACTTCAACATTCCCTTCAGAGATGTAGTCTGTAATAGCTTCTACCTTAGCTTCTTTTTCTGCAATAGAAGGAGCTTTGTCTGAATCAAACTTAACTTTAGCTTCTGCTTTAGCAGTCTTGATTTCTGTCTCTAAAGCTTCTCTCTCTAGTTTCAACTCTAGTTCAAGCATTTGAGAGTATTTATCTAAGTTTTGCTCTACAAAATCTTTACTAAATTGTTCTGCTCCTCCATTCAAAATAGCCTCTTCGTTAAAAGAACGCATAAAGAAGTTGTCAGCATCGTTTACTGGCATACCAGCACTCTTCATCTCACTTTTATAGAAGTCACGTAAAGCTACAGCCTTCTCAACAAGTGGTTTATACTCTTCTGGTACATCACCACCATTGATAAAACTTCTTACGTGCTGCCCTAACTCCTTAGAGACCTGTGGTTGAGGTTTATTAAGACTAGAGGACAATACCATAGCCTCTTGTATAAAGTCTGATGTAGCATTGTTTAAACGGTGTTTAGTGTAGTCTACTGTATCTCTAAATTCAGTAGCATTAACACCATTGACTTTGTTTAGACCTGCAAAGTTTCTCATAGTTTCTGAGGCACTTCTACCAAGTCTACCAAGAGTAGAGATAGAACCAAAGATACTTTTCTCTTTTCCGATAACTGCATCTTCTACAATGTTCCCATCTTTATCAAATAAAGGTTGAGATACATATTGACCTGTTTCATGGTCAAAGATGACAGAGTTATCTGAAACCTCTTTAGAGTTTAAAGGTACAACATTCTCTGTTAACCTCTTTCCAAAGATACCAGCAGATGCACCACCAAGAACTGCACCTAAACCTGCCATCATGTATTGATTAGACTTGTTATAGGTGTTAGCTTCCTTTTGGATTGCTCCTTCTACAGCATACTCAGACACACCACCAATGGCAGAACCAAATGCTACCCTAGCACCAAGACCTAGAGGTGTACTACTTACTAAAGCAGTCCCTAAAATCTCTGGAATACGTGCAGGGTCTGATAAAACTGCACCTGTACTTAACAAGAGAGATTCAGCAAAACCTTGCTCTCCTGTAATTACCTGTGCTTGTTGGTATGCTTCCATTCTTCCTAGAATGTTATTAAAGTCTGTGGTAGTGAAGATGTCTTGTTCGTTATGTGCTTTTAAGAACCCAGAAGCATTAACCCCTTTTTCAATAGCCATATCAATGATACGACCTGCATCTAAGATTTCTGCATCTTCTTCCACAGTCTTTTCAAAAAGTTCTGGTTTATATCTTTCTAAACCAGCAGAGGATGTGGTAATGTTGGTAGCATCCCAATCTGACATCCCCTCTTTTTTATATTTTTCAGCCATTTCGAAAGACTGTTGTTTTGGGCTTTTATAAAGCACTTCCATAACTTCTCCTTTATGCGTTGGTTACACCCTGAACCCTTTTCAGATTTTACTTTTCATTTATTGTTCCAGTATATCTTCAAAGAGTCCGTTTGATGTACACGCCTACTTACTTTTATAGATAACTATCTCTCTGTCTGGGTTCGTACCATCTGCTCTCTTGCTATCTTCTTTTTTATTGTGTTTGAAGGTTCTAATTAGTTTCCCACTTTCGTCATAAGCAGAGTATTCTACTCCTACAAACACCTGTTTACTGGTTTGACCGTTAGTATTAACAGTTTTATAGAGTGTTTTTCTAGAAACTTTTGAGACTTTCTTGCCAGGGGGTAGATTCAAGTTTAAATCCATCATGCGTCTTTTAAAAAGACCGAAATTAGGTTTTTTCTCAGAAAACGAGTGTTTCCCTATTGCTACCACATTTGACATATTCCATTCGTTCTCAGGTTTTGCTATCTCTGCCAATGTGGTTTTCGCCCCACTCCACCTTAAAGATGCAGGGTTATTGCCAGAGTTCCATACGAAGCTTACAAAACTAGGCAACCATTTTTTATCTAGCTTAGGTAATGCTTTCTTAACAATTTTCCCGTACTCTTCAACAACAGCATCGAAATATTCATTATAGTCGTAGTAGTCAGAAGCATCAAAAGTTTTACCATTTACTTCCTTAACCGCTGTATCGTAGTCTATCTTATCTTGGTTCTCTTTAACCCATTTTTTACTTAGTGTGTTTTTCCCGGCTTTAACTCTTTTACCGTCTACCTCAATAGAGTCTGCAACGATGCCCCAAGGGAGTGTTAGGTTATTACTGTCTCCCCCTACATGTGCTTCTGCTCCTTCGATTTTTGTGAAATAAGGTCGGATAACCTCTCCAATTTTTTTCTCACCTAAATCTTCCTCTGTCTTTTCTGTTCCTTCACCTAAGTCTTCACCTACAATGTGTCTTTTTTGGTCGGCTGGTAAACCTTCAACTACATCGTTTGTTCTATTAGCATCTTTTACAAGAACATCTTCTAGTTCCTCTTGTGACATCTTAGAAATCCCCTGCATAGTATCTACAATACCTTGTCGAGTCTTGTCCCCTAAGATACCATCAACAACTAAGTTCCCACCATTGTTGTTAATAAAGGTTTGAATCTGTTTGATTCCTTCCCTATCTTCGTAAGTGGCATTATTGTTAATTAAGTCTAGGAAGTTATTGACTTCTGGAGAGAATGTAGGGGGTACATTTGTTGTATCTACCTCTGATTGGTTATGTGTATCTTCTCTTACAATATCTAAGAAACCTTTTTTGTTTCCATCAAAAGTTCCTGTAATACCAGCATCTGCTACATAAGCTTTAACACCTGCTTCAGTATTAGACCCATAGATACCATCAGCAGTACCTGTGTTATACCCCTTACTGTTTAAAGACTGTTGTAGTTCAAGAGTCTCTTCTTTAGTCAGAGGTCGTTGTGCATCTTCTGAAGGGCCTTCAGGAATCATTGACTTAACAGATTCAGGTAGAGGTAACGCCTCCCTTAACATAGGAGCGTGTTTCTCTAACTCTTTTTCTGTACCCATTAATTTTTCAATAAAATCAAACATTGAGGTACTCCTTTATTATTTAAATATAGCCCATATACTATCCCACCAAACAGAAAACATATTTCGGTCTAATGCTTTGAGTTTGTTTACACGTTCTTGTTCTAACTTAGAAGATAAAGCAACATCTTTATTCATAAAATCATCTTCTGAAACATTATAAAATACTTCTCTACCACCACCAAAGTTTACACGAAGAGCTGTGTTACCTTTAACCCCTTCTACAGAGATACCGTCAATTTTACTATAGTCTATCAAGTTGGTAGGAGTTCTAGGAAAATCTTGTGAACTTCTAATCAAAGCATCAAGTCTGGATAATCGTTCTTCTGTAGGAAGGGAATTAAACTTAGACCATGCTTTAGGTGTTGGTATATTTAAGTCAGAGAGTTTTTTTATCTGACTTGGTATATCTGGTACGTCTGTTTCATTTTTAATAAAAGAGTCAGGGGCAATCTTATCAATAAAGTCTCCAATATCTCCTAGAATACTTCCATTGTTTTCAGACCAATGCAGTACTCTTAAACCAGTGTCTAAGACATTCTTTTTATCTGGGTCTGATAGGTTTTTCATTTCAGATACTGCTTTTTCTAAGTCCTCTGCTTTTCCACCTAGCTCTTTTCTGACAGTTTCTAAAGGGACACCTTTACCAGAGTCATCAAATACTCCTAGAAGTGCTTGTGGAATTAACTCTTTCGGTAAACCTAAGTCGTCAAGTGAAGTAACAGCTTTATAGAAAGGTTCATCGTCTAGGATATTTCTAATCTCAGACATACCTTTTTGCTCAACATTTGCTGCCAACTCTAACAGTTTCGCACCACCATTAGGTTCTTCTTTAAGTCTAAGTACTAGAGACCTGAAACTTGTTTTAAGTGTAGCGGAGAGTTTCTTTTTCTCTTTTTCAGAAGCACTGCTGTAAGTGTAGACAGCCTGTTTGACACCTCTTTCATCTCCAGCAAATGCCGAAGCTACAGAGGAGACGAAAAGCTCTCTTTGCTGTAGTTGGTAGTTTTTAACTTCTTTATCAGATAAACCAAACTTATCACCGACATCCTCTGGTGAAACTCCTTGTTTGATTAAAGATTGTACTCTATAGTTAGTTACAATACTTTCCATACCTTTAAGTGCTTTAGCTACAGCAGGGTCTCCATTAAACTGTTGGTTTAACAGTAAACCTGTAGCTTGGTCTTGAAGTCCTCTAATACTAAGGATGTCTTCCTGAAGTTTCGCTAAAGGGTGAACAGGAAGCTCCCCTTCTTTGAACATCTTTTGAACATCTTCTTGCCAGAATTCTGAAGTCTGACCATCTATTGGACCGTTGTCTTTTACCCAAGCTGTGGCAAGACCTTCCATTTCTTTATTGTAATTTTCAACCTGATAGGGCAAGTCACTGTAGTCTCTATGTAGTTTGTCTACAATATTAAGAATGGAGTGTTTATTACCTTTACCTGCTCCTAGTCTATCACTAGTCTCTTGTATATAAGAGTTGTTGTCTATTCCCCCACTAAAAAAAGCAGTGTCTAGTTGTCTCTGGTCTTCTTCTTTCTGGAACAAAGCATTAGAAGCAATTGCTTTACGAGTCTTTCCACCAAAGGCTGAAATCAAAGAAGAAGTGTACTTATCTTTAAAATTATGAGAAGCATCAGAAGGGACATTTGCAAGAAGTTCAGATGTTCTTGTGAACATATATTGTTGAACTTCTTCTGGGTTAAGGTTGTTGTCTACAATGTATTTATCTGTTTCAGCTAACTCTGCTGACACTTGGTTGTAGGCTGTTACGTTCTCTTTCCTAACAAGGTCTTTATAGTATTTACTACTCTTGTAGGCATTAGTCCCAGCCTCTACTGCTTGTAGTACTGTGTTTACACTCAACTCTTGTTTCTGTACAGGTCTTACAAACCCTGTATCTACAAACCTAGACT